CGTCGTCCTGTACGTGTTCAAGCCACGAGTTTACCTGCGCGTAGCGCTTTTGTAGCAAGAGGTACTCCAAGACTTGTGCCGCTTCGGGTACATGACTATTCTCTTTAAGCGTCTTCTCATCAACCATCGGTTTGCCTGTCGGAGTGAGTTCCGTCCATACAGCGCCCTTAGCTGACAATCGTTCCGCAACCTGTTGGCGGGATCCAACGTTGAATACAGTGACCTTATCCTTAAGTCGTTTACCCGTTTTCTCTGAGTATCGCTCCTCAACAATCGGCGGGAAAAGCGCCTGAAGATCCGCTTCAATAACATTCATTCTCTCCTTAAACTTGGCACACAGGATGTGGCACAGTCGCTGATCTAGTAGCCAACCGTTGCGCTCCTGTCCCTGTATGACCCACTGAACCTCGTGCTCCAGATCAATGCTGTCCTGAGAGAACCCGTCTAGCTCCACCTGTAGCCTCTTGTACACAGCCTCTGTCACCTCTGCGTCACGGATGCAGTAGTCGATCATGGCTGGCGTAAGCTGGCTCCAATCATCGTGGTCACCCTTGGGGAAGCCTAGGATGTTGCCCCAGTTCCGTAGCGAGTGACCACCAGACCGGCTGGGGTCTGCCAAGCGTGACAGAATCAGCGTATCAGTGACCATACTCCGGTCAAAACTAAAGTTCCAAATACGCTCAAGTACAGGCACATCAAAACCAATTCCGTTGTGGAAGACGAATGTGCATCCGTCACGATCCGATACATACGCTTTGAAATCTTTCTCATTGCATATTACCTCCGATACTCCGTTGTGTCGGCACACTGCACACCAGATAGTTGTGGCGTCCAGACCGTCAGTCTCAATGTCACAAAAGACTAGATTCAAAACTCCGTCTCCGGTGGGTTAGGGTTAGCACACTCGTGGATACGTCCGGTAAACTTGTCGTACCGTAGCCAGCAGGCGGGGCCAGTTTCACCAGAGTAACGATTCTTTAGGATACGCACAGTAGTGGTATTCCGTATGTCTTCATCCTGATTCTGCTGGTCACGCTCCATGCCTATAACAATATCGGACAACTGTGCAATAGACTGTGACCCACGCAAGTCCTGAAGACTAATCCTGCCCCCGTCCTCGTGTGCTGTACCAGAGCTACGCCGCAGGTGTGACACGAGAAACAATGTGATACCTGTCTCTGCCACCAGTGTGCGTAGCTTAGTCATAATCTCATCTATAGCTTTCCGTTCGTCCCCGTTCTCTTGAGAAGAAACCACGATGGACAAGTGGTCGAGTATGATATATCGACAGTCGCAGGCCTTTGCCATGTGCCGTACTCTTGAAAGAAGCTCGTCGGCTGACGTTGATCCCCAATGGTCGAACAGGTAATAACGTCCAGACCCCAGCGTTGCTTCCCAATGAGGTCTAAGCTCATCAACAGGCGTGTCCTCCTCCAAGTGTAGTCGCCTAGATGATGCCACCGACATAATTCCCAAAGTTGTCGTTGCGACGTCCTCCTCCAGTGCAAGTACACCGATGTTGGCGTCTGTGCGTTGAAGCAGATCGTACTCAAGTTCTCTGATAAACTGGGATTTTCCCATACCAGAACCGCTGGTGATAGTGACAAGTTCGTATGGTCTGTGTCCTCTTGTGATTTCATTTAGTCCATCCCACGGGTACGGTATGCTCTGTACCTGTCGCTTGTTGACCAAGGCCTCCCATGTGTCAGCACCGGCAATGATACCGTCCGGTCTGTACACCTTTGCGTCCCACCAGTGCTGTGTAAACTCCTGCACCCTGTTAGCCATGAGCATTTCACTGGCGTCCTTCAGGGGTAGTGTGCATATCTTCAGCTTGTTGGGACTGAACAGGTCCTTGATCTGCTCTACAGCAAGCTCACCGGCCTTGTCTTGGTCAAAACAGATGACCACGTTGTCGTAGCCTTCTAGCCACTCTAGCTGTGCCTTGATCTCCTTTGCCGCACTCCCAGCACCAGACCGTAGGGACACTACATCGTACTTCTGCCCAAACATTTCGTAGACAGACATAGCGTCCAGTTCGCCCTCAGTGATCGTGACGTACTTACCCTTGCCACGGCACTGCTTCTGACCAAACAGACCTACGTTAGCCATAGAGCCTGACGATAGAAAATCTTTGGTCTTGACAATGCGAGACTTTGCGGCTACTAGCTCACCCGTGTCTACGTCATAGTAAGGGTAGTAGTGGCGAGCAATCGTACCGTCAGGGGCATAGTCTACAGTGACCTGATACTTACTCACGGTCTTCTGTGACAAACGCCTGTCGGTAATCTCTGCTACCACACCACCCATGCTCAGAGTGCTGGCTGTTAACACCTGTGTTTCCTCTCCTGTTTCACCGTTAACGTGATAGTCACACCCGACAGAGAAACAGTGGCGGCCCCCATTGGAGTACACCGCCACATTGTTCCTACTGCCACACTTGGGACATTCCTCGTGGTGTAGGAATTTAGATTCCATCAGAAGTCAACAGCGTCTGCGGATGGCTCCGCTTCCTCCAGCACCTTCACAGCCTCCAGATACACTGGAGTACCGTGCACGGGGTGTGCAGGGCCTGTCTTGTACTTCAGACGGACACGGGAGTTGTACGGAACCTCACCCATGTAGGTGTTACCCTCCGCATCGTACAGGCCGATGGTGTACTTGGACTTAAACTTGCGCTGTTTGTTGCCCTCGTAGTCCTTGATCTTGACACCCTGTGCCGCCAAGGTAGCCGCATCGTCCTCAGACATGGTGATGGTCATGCTGAACGTGCCAGTGTCCTGACCGTTGTACACATCGTGCTTGGTGACGTTTGAGAAGTTCACCACACCTTCGATAACTTGACTTGACATATGAGTTAATCCTCGTTGTTTAATACACTTACTGTATCATAAGATACACCTATAGTATCTCACGTTCCTGCGGTTTTGTCAACCGTTTACCCCTAGACTGGTACTTTTTGGCATCTTTCTTCCTGTCCTTGTGTACACCTCCCTTGTTGTGATCGTGTTTGGCTACAGGATTCCAGCGCCTCCCTACTTTAGTTTCTCCTGTAGTATTATTCATTAGTATTTATCCTTTAGTTAATTATCTTTAGATATACTTAAGTATATATTATCATAGTTTTCCTGTAATGTCAACACCTCATCCTGTGTAATATTACCGTCAATTTCTATTGACTCCATGTTCTCTAGCTCCCAATGAGTAGAGATAGACACAGCCAAACACTCGGTACACAGGTCATAGTGTACGCCCCTTGCGTCCTTCTTTAGTATCTCAGCGTCATCCAAGATAACGTCACACGCCTTGCACCTCATCCGTTGTCCTCCGGCCCAAAGATTTGCCCATAAGCCCTACACAATTCGTTGTAACTCATATCTGAGTATTTCTCACGTATAGACGTACGTGCAATAGCTACCACTGTTGCAAAGTCAATGAAACCTAGCTCGTACTCTGTCAAATCTTGAATCATCTGAACCTGTGATAAATCTGGTTCTGGGTAGTTGTATTCGTCCATTTTATCTGTCTCCCGTTGCAATCATAATAGCCCAAAATACTACAACAGCAATGCAAAACCCGTAGAATAACACTATACCGCCTCCTGTCCGTACCATTTCATAGGGATACCTCGTGCGTCCCAATCGTCTGCTTTGTAGTTGTAGTACGTCATGTAACCCACTACTGGATCACTAGACTTGCACTCATCTGGCATACACTGTGGAAAAGTGGTCAGAGGTCCGTCAGGAATAGCCCTAGGAGGCTTTGAGAGCGTCTGCCAGTGATCTTTTAGCGACTTGTGTACCTTACCATAGCGTCTGGTGTATTCTTCGCCTAGGGCCTTCCAGTGAGCCACAGCCCACAGGTAGTTTGAGCGAGTCTCACGTACCCACACGGTGCACGGGTGGTTTTTGTGCGCTGTTTTGTACGCTACCTGTCCCCCGTCTAGCTCGTTGTGAGCACTAGACAGCATCTGTGCTTCCTCTAGTGGCATCTTGACAATGTGTTTGTCACACTGCAACACTGCCGCTTCTACCGGATCTGTCGATAGTATAAATCTATTCATAGTCAATCCCCGTGGTCAGTCCAATGGTAGTCAGCGCCTGCTAACACCTCATCTTGTATTATAGACTCAAAGTAATCCACATTCCACCCTTCGTGCAAATCTTTGTTGCCTACTGTGATCTTATCAATGGTCACAAGGTCCTGATAATCGTCGCAGTCTAGCGTCCAGTGTACCACTACGTCCAGCGTAGCCCACTCGCAGTCTAGCTCTAGTGGTGTCTGGTGTTTCCCGTATCGTCTAGCCATTACTCTAAATCCTCATCCAGTGACAACCAAATCCAGATTATACCACAACCCAGAGCTAAAAGCCACAGTGTGTCATTGTCCATCTGTCAAACCTCCTATGTCCTGTTCTCGTTAAAACACTTTACCCATTGCTGTACGTCTGTTTCGTCTGCTAGCCAATCCCACTCAGTCTCACCTATGGCGTCACAGGCTACCTCGTAAGCCGCTTCCCAATCCCCACAGTTTCCGATACAGACTAGCTTACCCTCTACCAGTGCAAACCAGTTCATTAGTCAAACCTCCCTATCTTTGTTTCGCCAGTGTCGTTATCACGTATCGCTGTGATCGAATAAGGATAACAGAACATCGTGAACCGGTCAAGGTAGCTTATGGTTGCGTATGGTTGCAAGTCTGGATCATCTGGCGACTGATATGCACCACAGTCTGCTACAGTCCCGCCAAACGGGTACTGAAACCCACCAAACTGATAGATGCTGTCCATTGCTTCTGCCACCTGTTCAAGTGTCTCGCCTTCTTGCGTCGCACTGATAAAAAACTCTGGCAGTATGCCTAGGTACTCCCGTGTCACTTCTGGGTACGCTTCGTGATTCCACTGTACGCTGTAGTCTTTCATAGTCCCGCTTCCTGTAGTTTATCTTGCATTGTAGGGTGCGCTACGTGGTGCGTCAACCCGTCTATTCGTTTCCTAGTATCGAACCACTCTAGGCCACCGTCCAAATCTGAGTGTATCAAGGCAAACAGATCATTACCAACGTCTACGACCTGCCGCCATACTCCCGCAATCTTTACCCAATCCCCTATGTATACAATCATTGTATCATGCTCCTGTGGTTGCTATTACGTTTCGCTGTTGCTTTTCCATTGTGCGTCCGTGTCCAATGTAGCAGACTACAGACACTGTTTTGTCCCAGCAAGCACGGCACTTGTCACACTTGCCTTGCCTTGTGTATGCCTCGCACACTACCGCATCTGTGGGCACTGTGTCAACCGTGGCAATGGTGCTGGTGGTGTCACCGTCTACGGTTTCCCCCGTAATGCTGTCGCTGGACAAGCGTACCACCACATTTGGCAGTGCTTGTAGTTGTGCGAGCACTACAGCAAACTTGCTAAACTTGTACATACGTGTGGGTATCCAATGCTTTACCCACGGTGTACGCTCGCAGACTTCGAGAATCTTACGGGCAAGCCGAATATCGTACATATCGCCAGAGTCAAACCATCGGAAATACCGATCATTGTCTAGCTCTGCAACCATATCGTCAACCCACGCGTCACGCTTCCAATCGTCTCTGTTGTGCTCACGTGGTGCACGTACGTTCTTGAACCGGTAGTTACCCGTGGTTGCGTAGCATCCGCTACAGGCTGGTACTAGCGCACCAGTGCTGTCTCTAGATGCTGGACAAGTGTCCAACGCTTGCAGGGACCATGATCTACACGGCATCTTGCTTGCCTTCGATAGCTTTAGCATTGTGTTACCCTCTGTTGCGTTTAATCGTGGACACCGTATAGATGCCCACTGTTAAACACAAGATCACTTACTGGTAATAGTACCAAACCCGATAGCTCGCTGTGGCTTGCGTAGGCTCACGTAGAGTGACCAATAGCCAGCGTCTAGCTTGTGAAAGCATGAGCCACTAGAGTAGCCGATAGGCTTACGCTTGCTGACACGCTTGCGAATGATTACAGAACGTCCGAATACTGTCTTACGTGTTACGTTATCCATAGGTATAACCCTCGTTTGGTTTAGGTTTCAAGTTAAGCCGGTGTGTTGGCTTACCAGTGAACCCAGAGCGTACCCTAGGCTCACCAGTAATACAACCCTCCTATTTGCTGTACTTGTATTCCCCTAGAGTTTCACCGGCCTCGTTGATTATTCTCGCATTGAAGCTAAAGAATGTTGCCACGTGTTGTCCTAGGGCCTCTTTTGCTTGCTGTCTGGTTTCGTGCTTTGACTCTAGAAACCATCTAGTCAAACGTCCGTTGTCCTTTCGGAATCTATATTGCAGTGTGTACATATGTAGTGCCTCGTTTGGGGTGGCTATGTGTCCCCCGTCGCCATGTGTGTATATTGAGGCATCCAGAGACAGAACACAAGCGTAAATATTACACATAAATTCCCTGGGACAAACTGTTGACAGCATAGCACGTTGTATGCTTGCGATTGGCTAGAGGGTCCTACCACGGTTCACACACTCGTGTCTACGTGAATATTACACAGGTCTCAACTGCAAATGTTGGCATAGGTTTTGCACGTTAGCAAGAATCGTGCCAACTTTGGTGGCCTCTCGTGTTGGCATGAGTCTTGCATTAGCAACATCCGTGCCAATGTTGGGGGCCTCTTGTGTTGGCACGAGTTTTGCATTAGCAAGATCCATGCCAACTTTGGACGGGGCCTGTGTTTTGACACGGGGGGGAGGGGGTTGTCTCGTGTTAATTATAGTTGTAGCCACCTATGCACCCAAAAGAGTGAATTTAGCTAAAAAATAGGTAAAAAAGAGTGATTTTAACTCGTGTACAACCATTTGATTTACCTCGTGATTACACACAAGGGCGGCTACAAGGGTAAATATAGTGTCCCTAAGCATTACTTGTGACTTATTTACTACAAATAAAGCTTGACTTTTGAGTAAAAGTATGGTATAATAATAGGCAGATACTAGGATGTATTTAGTAGCACTGATGCGGGGCTAAGTTTACAACTAAACCGTTCGTATAGATCCCTTCATCTGTTACATCTTAGGTAAGGGACTCATGCGAACTAGCGTTAAATACAAGGAAACAGGAGAATGTCGGAAAAGGACACCCTAGAACCTCAAGACAACACCCTAGAAGCCCAAGCAGAGGCTAGAAAAGAAGTTAATTTACGTAAGAGGTCTAGAGGTAGACCAAAAAAGAAAGAAATATCAGCTAAATCTAGAGGCGGCAGGGGAGTCCGTGGACGTCCAAAGGGTGACGCCGCTATAATTAACGAGTACAAGGCTCGTATGCTAGCGAGTCCTAAGTCAGCTAAGGTCCTAGAGACGATATTTGAGGCCGCACTAGATCACGACCACAAGAATCAAGCGGCGGCATGGAAACTGGTAATGGACAGAATACTACCTGTCGGTGCTTTTGAAAAGGAGGTTACCAAAGATGGAAGCAGAAGTGCGATCCAGATTAATATCACTGGGGTTGGAGGCGCAACAGTTGATTCTAGCTATCCAGAGAGCAGTACAATCGAAGGCGAACTTGTTGATTGACGATGCAGAAGAGCAATCTACCCTATTCTTTGAGTACTTGAGGACCAAAGCCTCTTGAAATACTTCACAGTAGACGAGTTCGACTGTCAACATACAGGTGAGAACCACATGGAGCCTGAGTTCATGGAAAAAGTAGATGAGCTTAGGGACAAATGTGGTTTTCCGTTTGTTATCACTAGTGGCTACAGGTCACCCCAGCACCCAATCGAAGCAAAAAAAGATGTACCCGGAACTCACGCGCAAGGCATAGCGGCAGACATTAAAATAACTAACTCTGCCCACCGGTACACGATAATAAGAGAGGCTTTAGCTATGGGTTTTGCTGGGATTGGCGTCGCTAGTGACTTTATTCACGTAGATACACGGGGTTCTGCTCCGGTAATCTGGACTTACTGATGCTGTACACAAGACACAAAACTCTTACAGACAACACAGAGCAGTCCATACTGACGATTCCTAACGGACACGTAGCGCACGTAAAGTACGTCTTTGTTGCCAACCACGGAGGCTCCACGAACCAAATAGACCTATTTTGGGAAACAGGTGGAGTACCTGATGTGTACATTTTTGATGGCACTAGCATTGGCTCTGGAAGCAAAGAAATACTTGGAGACTCAGGATCTGGTGTAATTTTTGTTTTGTCTGAAGGCGAAACAGTAAAAGCACAGGCATCATCAGCAACAGGAAGTATGGAAGTTGTTTTAACTATAGACCTTTTACCACAGCCGCCTGTGTTTGTAAACTTTAACGGTGCATAACGATGATTACTTTTCTGGGTGCTGATTGGTGTCCTGCTTGTGTAAGAACCAAGAAAACCCTCAAAGAACTCAACATGGCGTACAAATACGTTGAGATACCTCCCGGTCAAGCTGGCTGGGACTTAGTGGAAATGATGACAGGGAAGCGATCTATACCACAAATATTCTACCATTTTGGTGGATCTAAAGACTTTAACGAAGCCTTAAATAGTATAGGAGATATCTCTAGTGACAAAGCTTAACGAAATGTTTGTAGGACTCTTGGTCGTTGCTCTAGCTTCTTTTGCTAGCTTTGCGGTAGCCGAAGAAAACAGGGTCACAACCATTGAGTACGAAAACGGTGATGTGTACACCGTAGCTGAAAACGAAAACGTATTTGTATCTAAAAAAGAAAGCCTGTTTATCTATCAGCCGTATAGAAAAGAAATACAATTTTTAAGAACATGGCCTACAACTAAAGTAGACAAGCCGATTCCAACCCCTAACCCTAATCCCGTAGGATCACACTCGTGGTGTAAAGCCCACGTTCCTTTCGCAACTGGGTACTCCTTTAGTGACCAAGCTTGGCAAAAGTACTGTGACACTAATAACGATGGAGAATACGGCTGTGGTGACACAACGTTTGATGCTTCTGAAGATAGCGCCTCTTGTTCAGTAGGGACTACTACTACTACGACTACAACTGGTATTTTCAGCGAAGTAGACGCAAACGGGTTCTCACAAGCGTGTGATACTTTTGATACGTCAACAGGTGCTCTTTCTGATGTAGCAGAGTGGGAAGAAGTCTGTGATACTAATGACGATGGTACATACAACTTATGTGACTACCACGAGCCTACAGGTGACGCTACGTTTATTGAGGTTCAGTACGCGCAACAGTGCACCAGCAACGAAGGCTAACGTTTGACAGTATTTGCATTAGCTTGTTTAATGTTGTTGCCTATAGTAACTGGAGCGTTAACTTTTTACCTGAGTTATAAACTCTGTGACTGACTTAAACGTACAGCTACTACCGTGGCAACAAGAAGTCTACTCTGATCCTACTAGGTTCAAAGTAGTAGCCGCTGGGCGTCGGACAGGGAAGTCCCGCCTAGCCGCTTGGATGTTGATTATCAACGCCCTACAGTCCGACAAAGGACACGTTTTTTACGTAGCGCCTACGCAGGGACAAGCCCGTGATATCATGTGGCAGACCCTCTTAGAGCTAGGACACCCTGTGATTGCAGGATCACATATTAACAACCTGCAAATCAGGCTGGTCAACGGGGCCACGATTAGTCTCAAGGGAGCCGACAGGCCTGAGACAATGCGTGGTGTGTCCTTGAAGTTTCTCGTGATGGACGAGTACGCAGACATGAAGCCTGACGTATGGGAACAGATACTCCGTCCAGCACTAGCTGACCAAAAAGGTCAAGCGTTGTTTATAGGTACGCCTATGGGCAGAAACCACTTCTACGAACTGTACAAGTACGCGGAGTTGGGGGATGACGAAACCTACAAAGGATGGCACTTTACAAGTTATGACAATCCCATACTGGACCCTAGTGAAATCGACGTTGCAAAAAAGTCTATGTCCAGTTACGCCTTTCGTCAAGAATTTATGGCGTCGTTTGAAGCTCGTGGTTCGGAAATGTTTAAGGAAGGTTGGGTACACTTTGGTGAAGAGCCGGACGTAGGGGACTACTACATCGCTGTTGACCTCGCAGGTTTTGAAGACGTAAACAAAAAACGAACAAAGAATACTAAACTAGATGAAACCGCAATCGCTGTCGTTAAAGTTAGTCCTGATGGTTGGTACGTTGATAACATTATACATGGGCGGTGGGAGCTTAACGAGACTGCCACCAAGATTTTTCAGGCCGTTAGAGACTACAGACCCATCAGCGTTGGTATTGAAAAAGGAATCGCCAAACAAGCTGTCATGTCTCCGCTTACTGACTTAATGAAGCGGTATGGTCAGTTTTTTAGAGTAGAAGAACTTACTCATGGTAACCGAAAGAAAACTGACAGGGTAATGTGGGCCTTACAAGGACGATTTGAAAACGGGTACGTTACGTTAAACAAAGGAGAATGGAACAACAGATTCTTAGATCAACTGTTCCAATTTCCAGACGCGCTAACCCACGATGACTTAGTTGATGCCTTGGCGTACATAGATCAGTTAGCACAAGTAGCGTACGACTACGAGTACGAGATTGACGACCACGAGATACTAGACGTAGTAGCAGGATACTAATATGGCAGAAGAAACTTTTAAAGATAAGTTCTATAAACTAATAGAAGAATATAAAGCCACTGATGAAGAGTCTTCTGCTGAATTTAAAGAAGGTGATTTTAGGTGGGCCGAAACCAAAATTGGCGACGATTCTCCTACAGGAAAACCTAAAATTTATATTAACCATAAAAAATTTAAAGATAATCCTGACACCGGTAAAGACTACGTAAAAGAAATGCTAATTGGCGAAGGTTTGCATTTAATAAAAGAAATAGACCCTAAAAGAGCAGATCAGCTTTACCAATCAGCTATTAATGATCCTCCGGTTTTAAACTGGTTAAAAGAATCTTATCGTTACGAACAAAACCGTGGGGAACAACGCCCGTTTGAACAATGGGTGAAAACGTCAAGATTAGATCAAGTTATTGGTGGATATTTGCTAGGCGGTAAAAAATCTTCAGTTCCTACAATGCAAGGGTGGCCTACGGAAAGACTACCGTATGGAACAAAGTTTAAAAAAGAACTAGAAAAACTAAAAAAAGAGTTAGAGCTTTAATACAATGAAAGTTTTTAGACCGTTCAATACCTACGGAATATACGCAATCAGTGCTGTAGTGTTTTTTACACTAGGGTACTCCGTTGCTGTAATTTAAGGAAAACAAGATGGCAGACGAAATCTATAGTCCAGATCCTTTGATGATTCAAGAGTCTCTGGAAGAGTGGGTAATGACGAAGTGTGAAAACTGGCGTGATTACTTTGAATCAAACTACGAAGAGCGGTTTGAAGAGTACTACCGTTTGTGGCGTGGTCAGTGGGATTCTTCTGATTCTCAACGTGCGTCAGAACGTTCAAGGATTATTTCACCAGCTCTTCAACAGGCTGTAGAGTCTAACGTTGCAGAACTAGAAGAAGCTACATTTGGTCGTGGTAAGTTCTTTGACATCGTAGACGACATGAACGACCCAGAACGTCAAGACATTTCTTATCTTCGTAACAAACTTAACGAAGACTTTGAAATGTGCAAAATCCGTAAAGCAGTTGCTGAATGTCTTATTAACGCTGCTGTGTTTGGTACAGGTATTGGTGAAGTTGTTATTGAAGAAATTAAAGACATGGCTCCTGCTACTCAGCCTCTTATGGATGGTGACTTGCAGGCAGTAGGAGTAAATATAACTGATCGTGTTGTTGTAAAATTAAAACCTGTTCTTCCTCAAAACTTTCTTATTGACCCTGTAGCAACATCTGTTGAAGATGCTTATGGCGTAGCTATTGACGAATTTGTAAGTAAGCACAGCGTTGAGTTACTACAAGAAGATGGAACGTATCGTCAAGCTTTTATTGAGTCTGCAGCCGCAGATACCGATTTAGAGCCAGATCAAGACCTAACGATCTACAACGACGATAAAGTTCGTCTTACTAAATACTATGGTCTTGTTCCTCGTGAGTTGCTTGAAGCTGAAGGCGTAGATGTAGAAGATGATTCTATGTACGTAGAAGCTATCGTTGTTATTGCTAATGGTGGTACGCTACTCAAAGCTGAAGCTAATCCGTACATGATGGGTGATCGTCCTGTTGTTGCATTTCCTTGGGATGTAGTCCCCGGACGGTTCTGGGGGCGTGGCGTTTGTGAGAAAGGCTACAACAGCCAGAAGGCGCTTGACACAGAGCTTAGAGCAAGAATTGATGCCCTGAGCCTAACGATCCACCCAATGCTCGCTGTGGACGCTACACGGCTTCCTAGAGGGGCTAAGCCAGAAGTCCGCCCCGGTAAGATGATCTTAACTAACGGAGATCCGCGTGAAGTATTACAGCCGTTTAATTTTGGACAAGTTGGACAAATTACGTTTGCACAAGCAGCGTCTCTTCAGCAGATGGTTCAACAAGCTACAGGCGCAGTGGACTCTGCTGGTATCGCAGGTCAGGTTAATGGTGAAGCGACAGCCGCTGGCATCAGTATGTCTCTCGGCGCTATTATCAAGCGCCATAAGCGTACTCTTATTAATTTCCAGCAGTCTTTCCTCCTGCCCTTCGTAACTAAAGCTGCACATAGGTATATGCAGTTTGATCCTGATAACTATCCAGTTTCAGACTACAAGTTTATTCCTACTAGCACTTTGGGTATTATTGCTCGTGAGTACGAAGTAACTCAACTAGTTCAGCTTTTGCAAACAATGCAACAAGACAGTCCGTTGTATCCTGTATTAATCCAAAGCATTATAGACAACATGAACTTGTCTAATCGTGAAGAACTTATTGCAGCAATGCAACAAGCTAGTCAGCCTAACCCGCAAGCTCAACAAATGGCTATGGCTGCTCAACAAGCACAGCTTGAGTTCCAGCAAAGTCAAACAGCAGCACTTACAGGACAAGCACAAGAATCTCAAGCTAGAGCTAGCAAGCTGGTTGCTGAGGCGCAAGCTGTTCCAGTTGAACTTGAAATTAGTCGCATTGAAGCAATTACTCGTAATCTTAAAGAAGGTGACCAAGAAGATAAAGAATTTGAGCGTAGACTCAAAGTTGCAGATCGTTTGTTAAAAGAAAAACAAATTGAAGGTAAACAAAATGCTAATGACACAAACCGAAATGAACAACCTTCTAGGCCAAGTCAACAAGGCTTTCAAGGCTCAATCGGACAAATTGGAAATATTGGAAGCCCGTCTCAAGGTTTTGGAGGACAAGGATAATGCCACAGAAAAAAGACCCACGACTAGCAAGAGCGGGAGTAAGCGGGTTCAACAAGCCAAAACGGACGCCTAATCATCCAAAGAAATCTCATATTGTTGTTGCCAAGGAAGGCGACAAGATTAAAACTATTCGTTTTGGTGAGCAAGGTGCTAAAACTGCTGGCAAACCTAAAGCGGGTGAAGGCGACAAAATGAGAAAAAAACGAGCATCATTTAAAGCTCGTCATGCAAAAAATATTGCTAAAGGCAAAATGTCTGCAGCATATTGGGCCAACAAAGTAAAATGGTAAGGAGATTACTATGCCAATGGTAGGAAAGAAAAAGTATCCGTACACAGCTAAAGGTAAAGCTAAAGCTAAAGCTGCTGCAAAAAAAGCAGGCAAAAAAGTTAAAAAGGTTAAAAGTTATTAATGCGAAATACTAGATCTAAACCTAAACCTAAAATGTATACGCAAGCGCAAGTTGACAAGTTGATTGCACAGGCTAAAAAAGATGCTGCTAATCCTATTCCTTCAGCTAAAAAACAAGCTGCAATGAAAAAGAAAATTAATCAAAAACAACTTGACGCTAAACTAAAAAAAGCTGCGATGGAAGTTAAACGGAAAAGCTCTCGTGGCCGCTAAAAAGAAAAAAGCTAACGATGCGTGTGCAAAGAAAGTCAAAGCCCGTTACAAGGTGTGGCCTTCGGCATATGCGTCTGGTGCCGTAGCTAAGTGCCGCAAGGTTGGTGCTAAAAACTGGGGTAAAAAAAGTGGCCGTAAGAAAAAGTAAAAAGGGAGCCGCACTCAAGAAGTGGTTTAAGGAAGAGTGGGTAGACGTTAAAACAGGTAAGCCCTGTGGTCGTAAGTCTGCTACTAAATCTAAACGTCCTTATCCTTCTTGTAGACCTAAAGCTGTCGCAGCTAAAATGACTAAAGGAGAAAAAGCTTCATCATCTAGGCGTAAGACAGGACCAGCTAGAATTAAACACGCAGTAACAGCGTCAGGACGTAGACGTAAAACTAACAAAAAAAGGTCTTGACAACGTTATAAAAATATGGTATAATAGGAGTATTAGAGATAACCTTATGGCCTCACTAGATCCAGAAACTCAACAATATTACGACAATTACTTCAACCTGTTCCAAACAAATGGATGGAAACAGCTAACTGAAGAACTTCAACAGAATGCTTTAGTGATTAACAGTGTAGAAGCTACTAAAGATACAAATGATTTATATATGCGTAAAGGACAAATAAACGTCTTAGCATATATTTTAAATTTAGAATCTACTACTAATAATAATTACGAAGAGCTTAACAACAATAATGATTAAAGTATTTGACTTCCGTTGTACTAACGGACATATCTTTGAAGATTTTGTAGATAGCACCTGTACAGCCACTAGGTGCGGTTGTGGTGCTAATGCTACAAAAATCGTTTCAGCAACTTCGTGTATTCTTGATGGCTCTACTGGTGACTTCCCCGGAAGACATATGAAGTGGGTACGAGAACACGAAGAAGCTGGGCGAAAGGGACGGGAAGCTCGCCGTGAAGAGAGTCAATCCCAATAATAATAATCTCCATAACCTAAAAAGGCGGGGTAACTTTAGTGATGTCAAGAGCGACAATTATTGATGAGCGTCCAGAAGAGGAGTTTGAAACAACAGACCAACTCGATACTCAGGATACAATAGAGACTCCTCAAGAAGAGGAACAACCTCAAGAACCTGATGTTCCAGAAAAGTATCAAGGTAAGTCTGTAGAAGAACTTGTACAGATGCACCAAGAGCTAGAGAAGTTTTCTGGCAAACAGAGTACGGAAGTAGGTGAGTTACGTAAAGTTGTTGATAACTACATTCAGACAGAACTCTCAAACCAACCAGCACCTCAACAACAGCAACAACAAGACGAAGAAGTAGATTTCTTTGTAGATCCACAGAACGCTGTAAACAGGGCAATTGATAACCACCCTAAGATTAAAGAAGCAGAGGCTTACACTCAACAGTACAAACAACAGGCTACTCTTGCACAGTTAAAATCAAAGCATCCAGAAATGGATACTATCTTGCAAGACCCAAAGTTTGCTGAGTGGATCAAAGGATCAAAGGTTAGAACTAAACTGTTTGTAGAAGCAGACCAAGGGTACGATTATGATTCTGCTGACGAACTTTTTACGCTTTGGAAAGAACGTAATCAAGTGGTTCAGCAGACGGCTCAAGCTGAGAAAGCAGCCCGTAAGAGTGCCGTAAAGTCTGCAACAACAGGCAACGCTCGTGGTACAGCAGAAGGATCTCGTAGGAAAGTCTATCGTCGTGCTGACATTATTAAACTTATGAAAACCGACCCAGACCGCTATAACGCTTTGTCAGATGAGATTCTACAAGCATACGCAGAAGGTCGGGTCAAATAGCCTTAAAGGAGATTTATCATGGCTACAGCAACTTATCCCGGCGCGGCAGGTAATACCGCCTTAACAGAAGCGGCAACTTTTGTACCAGAAATCTGGTCCGACGAAATTATTGCCGCCTATCAAAAGAACTTGAAGATGGCACCTCTTGTCAAGCGTATCGCTATGACTGGCAAGAAGGGTGACGTTATTCATATCCCTAAGCCTACTCGTGGTGATGCTAACGCTAAGGCGGCTGATACTGCGGTAACAATCATTGCCAACACAGAGTCAGAGTTGACCGTCACTATTGATCGTCATTTTGAATACTCACGTCTGATTGAGGACATCGTAGAGGTACAAGCATTGTCATCTCTGCGTCAGTTCTACACTGAAGATGCTGGTTACGCTCTGGCTGTACAGGTTGATACTGACCTGCACTCTGCTGGCACTGGCTTTGGTGACGGTGGCGCTATTGTCTACTCAGGCTCCGTAGCACCTACTGACTACCAACACACTGGCTGTTTCTTTAACGACGGTGGCACTACCACTCAGTACACTGATGACACTCTAGTAGCTGGTGACGATTTCACGGATGCGTTCTTCCGCGACATGATCCAGAAGCTGGATGACAACAACGTACCGATGGAAAATCGTAACCTGATTATTCCGCCCGCAACGCGCAACGCGATTATGGGTATTGATCGGTATGTGTCTTCTGACTTTGTAAGCGGTCAGTCAGTAAACAGCGGTCTTATTGGTAACCTGTACGGTGTAGACGTTTACGTTTCTGCCAACTGTGCAACCATTGAGGCGGCCGCTGACAACACTGTTGGTACTGTCGATACTCGTGCTGCCCTGCTGTTCCACAACGAAGCAATCGTTATGGCTGAGCAGATGGCTGTTCGTTCCCAGACTCAGTACAAGCAAGAGTACCTGTCTACTCTGTACACTGCAGACACCCTCTACGGTGTTCAGGTGTATCGTCCTGAAGCTGGTTTTGTTCTGGCAGTACCTTCTGCCTAATAGAACTACGGGGGTCGCAATGGCCCCCTTTCCTTTTCTCTTGCTAGGAATAACCAATGGCTAACTACACCAAGACTACTGACTTTGCAGCTAAAGATACTCTGCCCGGTGGCGATACCAACAAGGTTGTTCGCGGCGCGGAGTTTGAAACAGAATTTGACGCTATATCGACTGCGATTGCTACGAAGTCTGATACAGCAAGCCCTACTTTTACCGGCACAGTTACCGTTCCTACCGCTGACATTAACGGCGGTAACATTGATGGAACCGTAATAGGCGCTTCTACAGCCGCCGCTGGTACATTTACTAATCTTACTGCTACTGGCACTGTTAATTTTAACGGCGCCACAGTAAGCAACCTTGGAACCATTACGACCGCTAATCTTGATGGCGGGACAGTAGACAACTCAGTTATTGGTGGTGCGACACCTGCCGCTGGTACGTTTACTGACTTAACAGCCAATACATCGTTTACGTCTGGTAATGTGGATATTAATGGTGGTGCTATTGATGGCGCGATTATTGGCGCTAACTCTGCCGCCGCAGGTACGTTTAGCTCATTGACGGCAACTACAGCCGATATTAATGGCGGATCTATTGATGGCACTGTTATTGGTGGATCTTCAACAGCGGCTATTTCTGGTACTACAGGTACGTTTTCTGGCGCTGTAACCGGGTCTAACCTAAACGTATCCAACTGGGATACAGCGTATGGATGGGGCGACCATAGCACACAGGGCTACTTAACCAGCGTTGCGTTTTCTAATCTTGATGCTGGCGCAGTTACGTTATCGTCTGAAACATTTTCTGATGTAGACAATCAGGTTCCAACCAATGCGGCTGTTATTGATTATGTAGCGGCCACTATCCCATTAATTACAGAGCTTAACGATCTTAGCGCCGTTGTAACGTGGGCTACTGTGCCTGATGCGTACATTAGCGCTTCATCTGTTAACCAACACGTTAGTGTAGAAAAGGCTACACAGAGCAAGACGTACACGCTTAACGAAACGTCTACGCTTACGTTGTCTTCGTCTATTACGTCTGGTGTACCCGTTGTTTCTGTAACCAAAGAGATTCCACAGACAGGCGTTTCCAACAACGATTGGGACGTAAACTCAACGACAGAAAACTACACACGGATTAACAGTGCTACGGCAACAACGCTTACTCCTTCTGCTGTTGGGGATGGTACGTTTACATTAGGCACTGGCTCTTTTACCTCCTCTGATGTTGGAAAAACTATTGAAGGAAACGGTGGTGTAGCAATACTTACTGCTACAGATGGTAGTTATGTAACTACAACTGACTTTACAGATACAAGCACCATAGCTTCAGGCTCTTGGGAAATGTACGCTGTTGTGTACAACACGACTGATGGTGACTTAGAGCTTAGCCAGGCCATTACATCATCATACGATATATCGTCAGCTACTTTTACTCAGTCTAAAGATCTTATCGCTCAATCTGGTGATGGCGTAGGTCTTGCGTTTAAGCCAGACGGAACCAAGATGTTTGTTGTTGATAAAGCTGATGATCGTATTTATCAATACTCGTTATCTACAGCATTTGATATTTCAACAGCAACTTATGATGCTGTTAGCTTTAATACGGCTACGAATGCTGGAAATCCTCAAAGTATGGCTTTTAATTCTGACGGAACAAAAATGTTTGTTTTGTCAATAAGCACTCAAGAAATAGAAGAGTTTACTTTAAGCACTGCTTACAGCTTGTCATCTGTTACTCATGTTGATGGTTTTAGTGTTGGAACACAAGAATCAACTCCAACTGGAATGCACTTTAAGCCTGACGGAACCAAGGTATTTATTATTGGAGAGGTTGGCGAGCGTGTATATGAATATGGCTTGTCTACAGCATTTGATATTTCAACGGCATCTTTTACTGGTCAATCAAATTCTGTTGGGGCCAAAGACAACACGCCTTCTGGTTTAACATTTAACGGCGATGGCACAAGTTTTTTTGTTACTGGCGAGCAAAGTGATAATGTCCACGAATACTCTCTTACTACAGCGTTTAGCGTTTCGTCGGCAGGGACGTTTGTAAGGACGTTAACTACATCATCCAAAGATACAGACATGGGTGGCCTTACGTTTGATACTGACGGTGTTAGGCTTTTTCTTATTGGAAGATCGTCAAACTCAATACACGAATATAGCACTGGCGCTTTTACTTCCCCTTCAGGCTACCACGCTGTTCATACAACAACCTCAACAGACTCTACGTACTGGACTGACGTTAACTCTATGACGGCTGATGAAGCCGCTGGAGATGGCGCTATTTACTACGCTGTGTCTACTGACGACAGAACTACGTGGAAG